TTAATTAGCGCCAAATCCGAAATGCTGCCGCTGTTCGGGCCACATATCAGGGAAAGTACGTAGCAGCTGGGATAACGTCAGCGTCTGGGGCTGGCGACCGTCTAGGATCGATTGTACAATATCTGGTGCCAACTGCGTCATGCGGACATATTTTGTGACGTAAGCATGATCCAGATTTGCTTTCTCGGCCAGATCCCTGGCCGTCAGATCGGCGTTCTTATCTAGGATATCCAGCATTTCAAATCCGCGCACAAGCGCCTTGATCATGCTGGCATCATGGTTGGATGCTTTGCCTTTGACGATATCGCGTCCGTCTGGCGTAACAATACGTTTCCTGCCGCCTTTGGATGAAAATTTGACAGGGATCTCGACAGTGATGACGGAGTCTTCGTCCATCTTTCCTTCTTTGAAAGTTGCTTTCGGCGCGATCTGTAGTACCAAGGCTCTCATGCCCATCGGCAAATAAGAAATCTGTATTTTGTCGGGGTGGACTATGATCCGCTTTATTATCAGCTGTAAAATCCGCGCCTGTTCTGCTGGGAAAAGTTCATCCCACAGTGTTTCAAAATTCTGTAGTGCTTTTAAAACTCTAGTTTCGTCAGTTTCGTTTGTCCTTTTCAGGATCCGCATTGCCCATTCAGGCCGCGTGAGCAGTTGTTTGACCTGATCGACTACAATATCTTCCAGCATGTGTGCGGCCACCGTTTTGATCGGGCAAACATCATAGCCTTTCTTCACGGCCTGAGTGCTGACGTAATAGCGATAGGTTTTATTTTTATCTTTTTTCTTTGAAGCTGCTGGCGTCATGGCATAGCCGTCAGGATCAGAGAGAAGTCCTTTCAGCAATGACGGCGCAAGGGTACTGGGAACACGCGGCGTGTTTACTTTTGCGCGGCCATCGATCAGATCCCTGACCTTGTCCCACAATTCCCTGCTGATGATAGCTTCATGCTCGCCTTTAAAAAGCTCGTTATCCTGTCGCACCATTCCGATATAAGCGACGTTGGAAAGTATTCTGTAGAGACCGTTTTTTGTAAAGGGCTGGCCCTGATGGAAACGCTGCTTTCTGATCGATGTCCATGATTTCGTTCTATAGCCTTTATCGTTCAGATCGCGCATCAGCAGCGTGGTGGATCCCAGTTTAAGAAACTGAGTGAAAATCATCTGTATGGTCTCGGCTTCGGTCGCATTAACTTCAAGTTTGCGTTCGCGGACATCATAGCCAAGCGGTGGCGGTCCACCCATCCAGATTCCTTTGCGTTTAGAGGCAGCGAATTTATCGCGGATGCGTTCAGTGGAATTTTCACGTTCAAACTGTGCGAAGGACTGGAGAATATTCAGCATCAAGCGACCCAGTGCCGTTTCAGTGTCGAAGCTTTGCGTAACCGAAACAAAAGACACTTTATATTCGTCAAATAATTCGATCAGCTTCATGAAGTCTTTCATGGAGCGCGAAAGACGGTCGATCTTATAGACCACGACAATATCAATCATTCCGGCCCTGATGTCCGTCATAAGCTGGGCTAGGGCTGGTCGATGCATATCGCCGCCAGAAAAACCGCCATCGTCATATCGATTTGGCAGCAGCTCCCATCCTTCATGTATTTTGGCTTTGATGTGGTATTCACACGACTCACGCTGGGCATCCAGAGAGTTGAAATCCTGTTCAAGCCCTTCATCCGTTGATTTCCGCGTATAGATCGCGCAACGCTTTTTAATTATAGCTGTTTTTTTCATGCGGCCTCCTTCTTGTCTTGTGTTTTCAATCCAAAGAATAAGGGGCCAGACCAGCGCGTTCCTGTGATCACTCGCGCAATCACTGAAAGGCTTCTATATTTTTTGCGGTCATATTCGAAACCGTCATGCAGAACCGTGACGCGATGTTCGATTCCCCTCCATTCGCGGATCAGATGAGTCCCAGCTGGCGGCAGGTCGTTGTTTCTTTTTCTTTGCGTGGGCGTAGGATTTTTTATCATCTTCCGCAGCTGTGTGCGGGTCGTTTCTGGCAAGCCACCGTGGGCTATTTCTTGAAGTCGGTATGCCAACCGTCGTGCAATATATATGCGGTTTAAGTTTTGTGCAGAGGGCGGCTTGATGTCAGGATAAAGCTCTGTCCAGAGCCTTTTAAGTTCATCCATATCCATTTCCGACAGTTCTGCAATTTGCGTTACAATCGAATCGGTCATTTTTTTCTCCGTATTTTTTTTGTGACCGCATACACGCTCCGGTTTGCAGCGAAGTCTACTGAAACTTCTCCGTTTTCATTGATTTCCCGTTGTTTCTGGCGAACATAGGCCGTCGCCAGCAATGATGAGATTTCATCATGCCGTTCCGTCGTAGTCATAAGATGAATGGGAATTTCGCTGACCAAGATCGATCCTTCACAGGTGAAAACTCCCTATGAAGGTAATCGAAGCTGGGCGGTGTCGGCGCGGTGACAGGTCGGTGTCGGGCCGGTGTCGGCTAGGATGCGATGATCAGCGTGGTCGGCTTACGACATAGGACACAACGCCCCAGATATTCAGTTCATCAATCGTTTTTACGACGATGGGCTGATAGTTTTTATTTTCCGGCATGAGGCGAACAGAATCACCGTTGATAGATAATCGCTTCACGGTTTTTTGTCCGTTGATGCCAGCGATCACAATATCGCCGTGTCGTGGTTCGCCGCCGCGCTCGACAATCAGAAGATCGCCAGGATAAATATTCGCGCCCACCATCGACTCGCCGGAGACGCGCACGATGTATGCATCGTCTGGATTTTTGATGAAGTATTTATAAAAATCGATGTACTCATCGACATAACCTTCGCGGTGTTCGGGCGCACCAGCCGGAACGGTTTCCCAAAACAGCGGAATCCTGATCTGCCGCGCCATTGAAAGGGGCATAGTTTCCGAAATATCGTTCAGGCCGTGACGTAAGTTATTGATTGCACCTGTTTCCATTCCGTTCCTCCCTCTGCATTCCATCGTAGGTTGTGGAAATCTTCTTGCCTTTTGTTTGACGAACATAACGTGAACGAATTACGATTTCAACACAGAATCACTTTTTAAAGAGGGCTTTTTAACCGGGGAGAGGAGAACCGCATGTGGGGGCATCAAGAACGTATCTATTACAATTTTTCGGAAATTATTTCTCGTTACGCAATTTCCAAAACAGGATTGGATAATTGCATTCTTAACGGGACGCTGTCCGTGCATGTCTGGATTCCTCCCATCAGCATTTACAAGCTGGCGGAAACAGTGATCGATAATCGGGTGCTGATCAGCAGAACCGAAAGTCACTGGGAAGGCTATACGGCGATTCACGCCGCTGACTATAGAAAGATCCTGCATAAAGGATCGACACATATTCGTGAATTTCCCGCGCATGATCCTTTTGAAAGCATCGCCTTGAAACAAGGAGCCGATGACATTGAAGTCAATTACGATGATCTCGTGATCCTGGCAAAGGGTAAAGAACAGCTGGAAGAATATCTTGGCATGACCGCGAATAGTGAATGCACGGTTGAGGTCATCGGCAAGGCGATGGGGCCGCAGACGCCCAAAGCAGCAAGCAGCGATCCCGCATTCCGCCACATCAAATACAAAGGCCGTGAGCATCAAATGGGATCTGTGCAGGCCGCAGTCGTAAAGCGTCTTTACGATGCGGCAAAGAACGGCGATCCCTGGCAAAGCGGTAAAAGAATTTTGCAGGAAGTCGGATCAGAAACATTCGCTTTGAAGGATGTTTTCACGCGCCAGCCATTCTGGCGTGATTTGATCGTGTCTGACAGTCGCGGCATGTACCGTCTGCATGAAGATTTTATCGCTGGCGTCGTAATCACAGTCTGATTTCCTACCCGACACCTGCCGAACACCGGCCCGACACCGGGCCGACACCGCCCTGAACGATCCATGCTGTCCGTGTTGATTTCACAAACACACGGACAGAAACATGAACCCCTTCGAACAACACGGTATCGCTCACCTATCAGCGTCCAGCCTCAACGCCTTTAGAAGCTCTCAAGCATATTGGATCGTCAGCTACCTGGCGAAAATCAAAGACCCTGGCAATATTGCTATGTTTGCCGGACAGGCAGCAGAAGACGCCGTTTCCCACGGACTTTTCAATCCCACCGCCCCCATAGAAGAATGCATCGATCTGGCAGCCAAGGCATACCGTCATAAGACGGCGCTGGGCGGCTACGATCCAGAAGACCGCGAAGCCAAGCTCGAAGAAATTGTTGGGCGGGAAGCGGAAGGTCGCAAAAAAGCATTCGACGGTTTTGTGCGTAATGCGCTCACCGCCTTGCGTCCCTACGGAACACCCACATCCCCTGAAAAGAACGAACGCCAACACAGAATCGAAATCATGCTGGAAGGCATTCCGGTTCCCGTCATCGGCTACAAAGACTTTTCCTTTGATGGTCACGGCCTGGACGTCGACCTGAAAACCACATCACGCATGCCGGAAGATATGTCGCAGGAGCATCAGCTTCAGGCTGCAATCTACTGGAAGGCCAGCGGCAACAGAGCGCAACGCTTCTGTTACGTCACCAAATCCGATCACAAAGTTTTGGAACTCTCCGCCGAAGCTGGTGACGCACAAATCCATACAGCAACGCAGATCGCACACACCGTGATGCGAATGCTGTCGCAATCGTCCGACTGGAAGGAAATCGCATCCCTCTATGCGCCGGACTATTCGAACTTCCGCTGGGGAACGCTCACGAGAGCCTACGCCAAGGATGTCTATGGATTTTAAACCCACCAACCAAAGGAGAGACTACCATGCCACTTAATCTTTATAACGGCGGCGCCGCCGTGCCTCATATCCGCTACATGGCGGGGACAAGCAGCTGGGCGCTTTCAACCGAACAAGGCACGAAGACATTCAAGCTTCCGCGCTGCGTGTTCGATCTTGCCAATATCCGTACAGGCTGGGGCATTTTCGCTGAAAATTCGCCGCCTGAATGGGTCTGGGATCCCAATCTGCAAACGCCAGCCGTAAAACCGCAGGACGGGCGCGAATGGAAACGCGGTTTCGGTTTCAACATTCTGCTTCCGCAGGAATTTGGGCCGGATCGTCTGCGTGAATTTGCCACCACGGCAACAGGCGCGTCAGAAGGACTCAAAAAACTTTACGGTCTGTATGAAGAACAGCTTCCTGACCATCGCGGCCAGGTGCCTGTCGTCGAATTCATTGACTCTACCAACATCCAGATCGGCAAGGGCCGCACAAACGTCCCGAACTTTGTGATCACTGACTGGATCGATAGACCAGCCGCACTCGATGAAGGCGAAAGCAAAGCCCCGAAAGCTGCGCCCCAGCCGCAACAGTCCTACCAACCAGCAGCCAGCACCGTCCAACCTCCGCAGCCATCCTCGGCACCGGACACTGGCAATTTATCCAAGCCGGTTTTCTAACCCCGCCAACAAAGGGAGCCGTCCATTACGGGCGGCTCCTCCCTCCCTTCAACAGTGAACAAGGTAACAAAAATGACCAGTAAAAATTTAGAGCCGAACAAAGAACACATGATGCTTCACGTTCAGCGTCTTTTTAATGATTGCATGCAGGATGGCCTTCTTGAGCTTTCATGGACAGGACCGCGTGAAAAAGACCGTGACGTACGCAGCTCCCAGTTGTTCGACATTACAGAGCTTGATGAGCTTGTAGACAAAGCATTCAGCATAAACAGCTTCCCAGGGCAGAACGTATTTATCGGCGCGGCGGTCAGAAAGCCATCGACAGCAGACGGCCTTCGAACCAGCGATGCTGACGCTCTTTACCTGCCAGTTTTATATGCTGATCTTGATGACCCTGGTGCAGCTGAAGCCGCGCTTGAAAAATGTCAGACACTGAAACCCACGCTCATTGTTACAACGGGCAAGACGCCACACCTTCGGCAGCAGCTATGGTGGAAATTAGAAAAGCCGATCACTGATTTCACAAAATCAACCTCTCAAATCCGTGCAATTACGGCGGCTCTAGGCGGTGACAGTTCGATTTCCAATCCTTCCCGCGTCATGCGGCTGGGTGGTTCTATTGCTTATCCCAAAAAGCCAGGGCGCGTAGCCGAGCTGACATCGGTCGAAATCGGGCATGAATATCAGTTCGCATTCGAAGATTTTTCCTCGGTGTTTCCTGAAGCTTTTGAAACACCATCTTCGCAGCCCACAAAAACTTCGACGCTTAATCTTCCAGACGCACCAGGTGTGCGGGTTGAGGATTGCCTGCGCGATCTGCATACGAATGGTGGCTGGCATCACAATGTTCTTCGCCTGACAGGACATTGGATAAGAACAGGATTGTCGGATACAGAAATTCTGCTTTTTTCTTCCGCGCTGACGTTGCCACATTACTCCGTCAATCAGACATACCGCGAACTGCAAATTATGATCAAAGGCGGACGGGAAAAATGGGCAATCCCTGATCCTCTAAGCATCGTGCCGGACGCATCGGACAGCATTCCTCTGTCGGCGCATTTCGTGGAGGAACTGAATGCTTCCATGATTCCACGCCGCGAATGGATTTTGGGATCTATGCTTTTGAAGCATCACCTCAGCATTCTCGTCGCAGCGCCTGGTGTTGGAAAGTCTACGCTTTGTATCGCGCAGGCCGTCGCTATCGTAACTGGCAAGGAAATTACAGGCCAGAAGGTCCACCGCCGTGGCAAGGTATGGGTCTACAACAACGAAGATGAGACGGATGAATTAAGACGCCGTCTGGCAGCTGCGCTCCAGCATCACGGCGTCGATTTTTCAGAAATTAAAGGCCAGTTGGCGCTTAACAGCGGCGCAGATCGTCCGCTGCTGGTGGCCAAACTCATGCCGGACGGTTCGATCATCAGGACACCGGATGTCGATGCCTGCGTCGAGCATATTAAAAAGAACAACATTTCCGTATTCATCGCGGATCCATTTGTTGAAACACACGAGCTGGAAGAAAACAGCAATCAGCAGATCAAAGTGGTCTCGCAGATGTTCCGTAACATTGCGCGAAAGGCCGATTGTTCCGTTCTGCTTGTCCACCATACATCAAAACCGCAGAAAGGGTCGTCTGACGGTTACGCCGGAGATATGAATACGGCGCGCGGCGCAAGCTCCATGATCGGCGTAGCGCGGATTGTGAACACTTTCCACGGCATGAGCAAGAAGGACGCCGAGCGTTACGGTGTGCCTGAGAATGAAAGGCATCTGTATGTCCGCCTGGACGATGCAAAGGCCAACCTGTCGCTCGTATCGCCCGACGCTCAATGGTTTAAGCGTGTCGGTGTCCAGATCCAGAATGGCGAGGAAGTCGGTACGCTGGAGCGTGTAATCCTCGATGACAAACTGACGCCTCTCCAGGCATCAGAACAGCATGACCTTCACCACATGGTTATTGCTGCCCTTCTGGCGCAAATCAAGGATCCAGAGATCACGCTTAATCAGGCAGCTATCCAGCTGGCGTTTGGCGGGCATACATATTTTGAAAAATACCGTTTGAATGACAAGGAGGGTCGCCAAAAGGCCGGCACGTCGCTTCGCAATCTGATCATCGCGGCATGCAAAGCGCAAATCGTCATCGTCAATGGACCAGAGGCATGCGGCTTCACCATCCATGAAGCCATGACACCCGTCATGTTGAAACGTTTTGCCCGCCCTGCTGCCGCCACCGAAATGGCTTCGCAGGAACCCGAAGATTTTAGCGGGATGGAGGATGAAAATGAGTTTTAATCAGACTCTTGTTCAGCCTCTGAATTCAGTTGAACAGATTGATTCTGTTCGGTGTTCAACGGTTCCGGTTTTGCTCTTAAACCAAGAGGGTATAACCCGCTGTTCTAATTGTGTGTTCAAGAGTTCAAAGTTTTCCCCCCTAAAGGGGAGGACGGGCATTGAACATGCCGCCGCCCCTTTTGGGGATGGGAGGCGCGTATGAAACGCCGCATCCCTCCTACGAAACAGCAACTGGAGATGTCACGCAAGGTCTTTGCGCCGACCCAGCATTTGCAAAAGTCCGTTATCGATGGCGTTGATTTTATTGCCAATCAGATGGAGCGCAAATGGGGAATTGGCCGTCTGCGTCTTATCGTTGATGAGCAGCTGCGGATTAAATTCGATGCACAGCTTGAAAAATTCAATGCTGCTATCGAAGCCAATCAAACTGACCTGATAAGCGTCCAGGCCGAAGGCATGAAAAGGGCATGGCAAGCCTTAGACAAAGCCGCCGATAACGCAGGACAGAAACCGCTTTCAGCTGAGGTCTGGGAAGTCACTCTTCCAGGATCCGGCAGGGTCGTTGCTGTCGTGCGGACATCGGAAAAAGCGCACCTTGTCGTCACCCCTGAATGCGAAACGTGGACGCTTTCCGAAATATCTCACCTGATCGAACACGCCGGAACACTGGTCGCCGATATCAAGCGGACGTTTCCAGGCGCTGAAATCACCGCCATCCACGGCAAAACCAATCCACCAGACAAACCCTTCGACTGGTCGAAGGGCGATGACATTCCGTTTTAACCCCCATTGAAAGGAGATTTCCATGAACGGGACTTTAACTACGCAGATATTATCAATCGACCTCGGTCAGAACATGGGCTGGGCATTAAGGCGGCGTGACGGACAGATTTATTCCGGCACGGAACGCTTCAAACCTGATCGTTTTTCTGGCGGCGGCATGGTGATGCTGCGTTTCAGAAACTGGCTTCAAACCCTGCACGGCACGGCAGAAGGCATTGACGTGATCGTGTTTGAAGAAGTCCGGCGTCATGTGGGAACGACAGCAGCCCATATCTACGGCGGCTTTCTGGGACAGCTCACGGCCTGGGCGGAAGAAAAGGACATCCCTTATCAGGGCGTTCCTGTCGGCACCATCAAACATCACGTTACCGGAAGGGGCAACGCTTCAAAGGAAGACGTGGTGCGAGCAGTCATGGATCTTGGCTTTTCACCAATGGATGACAACGAGGCCGATGCTCTCGCACTTCTTCGTTACGCCATCGATAAAAAGATTGGGGAATAGTCATGCATCAAGGATATCGATCATCGCTTTCCCGCGCACCGCACACGCCACGCAACGAAGAGGAAATATTCCTTATGCGTCGTGCCGCGTGGCGGAAGCAGGCCACGCTCATGGTTCTGGTGTCTGACCGACGCCTTAGCCATGACGACAAGCTGACCGTCATTGATCTGGCAGAGAAGCTTTACGGCTCTCTGATGCCATCCAGTGATGATGCTCTGGAAGCATTGGCGCGCACGACGTGGCGTGAACAAACCGTGCTGATGGTCAAGCCATCGGATAGCCGCCTGACCTGGCCGGAAAAAGAATTGGTCAAACGCATTGGAGAAAAGCTTTACGGGGAGATAGGACTATGATGATCGACAACCTGCCTTACGCACCATATTGGGACAACGCCTTGGTAGAGGTGCATCTGGAAGAAGCCGCAAAGGTTATGCGGTCCCTTCCTCCTGTCAGGGTGCAGGGATACTTTTCCGTCTGGCCTGAGTCCGTCAGCGATGAATGGATCCTTTCTGCCAATCAGGAACCGGAAGAGCGTCGCCTGCGATATACGCCACGCCAGATATCCAAGATGGAATTCGTCATGGAATGGTTGCTGTGGCCGCCCATCGTTGAGCGCAAGATCATCTGGGAGCGCGCCAACGGTGTACCGTGGAAGGTGCTGGAGCATCGTTATCAGTCATCCCGTACGACTCTGTGGCGCAATTACAGTCACGGAATGATGTGGATCGTGGCGAAATTGAATGCAAAAGATCCTGATGGCGAAAAGATCAGAACGTATCTCTATTGATAAAAGGTTCATTTAGAATGGAAAAAATGTTTCAACAACGTTTCAACATCTTTGGTGAAACACTTTTTGAAAAAATAGGGCATTCTTTCTCTACGCTCAGGAAAGATGCGTTCACGATCCATCGTTCGTCCAGCTGGCGATTGAAAAAAATGTTTCAACAACGATCCGGTCCGATCACTCTCAATGATCAGCGGGTCCTGTCAGCATCATTCCTCTGAGGGTGGGCAACGCGCGGGACTTTTCTAGCGTTTGACAGAAAAACTTACTTGACCAGCCAGTTGTCGGCTTGACCCGTAACAACCTGATAACGCTAAACAAATTGGCCTCCAAATTTTGGGTCAAGTAGAACAGGATTACTTGACCAGCCATGTCCAAATTACTGACGCAAAAGGATTATGCCGTTCGTCGCGGCGTGTCGAAACAGTATATCGGTGAACTCGTCCGCAAAGGCGTTCTGCCTTTAAAGAACGGATTGATTGATCCCGATATGGCTGATGCGATTTTAGAGGCGCGGCGTGAACCAGCCAGACCACAACGGCGCGCACAAAGCGATCAGCCGCCAAGTGAAAAAGAATTTACACCGCCCGCACACCGAACCGTGACAACGGCGGAGCTGCCAACGCTTTTGCTCAAGACCAGAATTAAAAGCGAAACTGAAAAAGTGAAGCTTCTGGAAATAAAGGCGAAGGTTGAGGCTGGAAAATTTATCGACGTGGACGAAGTGAAAAGTGCGGCATATCGCCGTGGCCGAACTGTCCGCGATAATCTGCTTTCAATTCCTGATCGACTGGATGCCATTCTTGCAGCAGAACCAGATCGTCGCAAAGTGCATCAAATCCTTTCGGACGAACTGAACCGCGTCCTCGAAGAATTAACCAAACCCATCATTTAACGGATTTATTCGTGTGGATTGTCATTCCCCCACAGTGCTGTCCCTTTGCACGGGAGCTGGCGGACTTGAGCTTGGACTTAAACTCGCAATCCCTGGCAGCAGAACCGTTTGTTATGTTGAGGGGGAAGCCTATGCGGCCAGCATCCTTGCGGCGCGCATGGAAGACAAAACACTGGATGCCGCGCCTGTCTGGTCTGACGTTCGAACCTTCGACAGCAAACCGTGGCGTGGCTGCGTGGATATCATCACTGCGGGATATCCGTGCCAGCCATTCAGTATTGCCGGACGGAAACAGGCTGAACAGGATGCCCGTCACCTGTGGCCATACATCCGTGACATCGTGGCCGATCTCCGGCCAAGGATCGCTTTTTTCGAGAATGTCGCCCACCATTTACGATTGGGCTTCGAACAAGTCGATGATGACTTACGAGGCATGGGTTACAGCGTTAAGACGGGCCTGTTTACGGCGGAAGAAGTCGGTACTTCGCACAAGCGCGAACGATTGTTCATCTTGGCCCACGCCGCGGGCGCAGGAACCTGGCTCGACCAGTCCTGGCTACCGGAAGGGATTGTCGGAAACTGCGCGGCAATGGCTGACACCACGCGCCAGCGAGACAAGCGAACGTCAGGACACGTTCCTGAAACGGATGGCGGATCGTACGGACAATGCCTACGGATCCCTGACAACACAGGCGACGACCTGGCCGACTCCCTTAAGTCGGGACTGGAAGGATTCCCCTGGCATGAAGAAACGGGAAACGGGTCAGACTTCACTTGCGGAAACAGCCTTCCAGCTTGGCCGCCAGGACCACGAAACATCGAAGCATGGGGATCTATCCCAGCTCCGTTTAAACCCGCTGTTCACCGAATGGCTGATGGGATGGCCGACAGGGTGGACAGGATCCGTCTCTGTGGCAACGGCGTGGTGCCGTTGGCTGCCGCTTATGCATTCCGAACTCTTGCGTCTTTTATCGAAGGATAGTCATGGATAATTTGAAAATAGAATATCTGGCTCCGAGCCAGCTGACCCCGTATGTCAACAATGCGCGGACGCATTCGCCTGAGCAGATCGACCAGATCGCTGCATCGATCAAGGAATTTGGTTTTGTGAATCCGATCCTGGTCGATGAGCGCGGCGTTATTGTAGCTGGTCACGGTCGTCTGGCCGCAGCTCACAAGCTGGGGATGAGCCAGGTGCCAGTCATTTACCTGAAACATCTGACCGAAACACAGCGGCGAGGTCTGATTATCGCCGACAACCGGATCGCCATGAATGCCGGATGGGACGAAGAACTGTTAAAGGTCGAGCTGGAAGCCTTGCAGATTGAAGACTTTGATCTTGATCTTCTGGGGTTTGACCCAACTGAAATCGACAACATTCTCTTTTCCGATGAAGAAGATACATCGGAAGAAGACGAAGCCGTGCCAGAATTGCCGGAAGTACCGATCAGCAAGCCAGGTGACGTATGGATCCTGGGTGATCATCGTGTTCTTTGCGGCGACGCTACGCTGCCAGCCGATATTGAAAAGCTGATGAACGGTCAGCTGGCCGACATGGTTTTCACCGATCCGCCATACAATGTCGACTACGGCAATACGGCCAAGGACAAGATCAGAGGCAAAAGCCGGACGATCATGAACGACAATCTAGGCGCGGCTTTCGGTCAATTCCTTTTGGATTCCGTTACGAACATGCTGACCGTGACAAAAGGCGCACTTTACATCTGCATGAGTACGCGGGAAATCCCGACGCTCCATGACGCTTTTGAAAAGGCTGGCGGCAAGTGGTCCGACTATCTGGTATGGGCAAAGCATATGTTCACGATGGGCGGTTCTGATTATCAGCGTCAATATGAACCGATCCTTTATGGCTGGAAACAGGGCAACGACCATTACTGGTGCGGTGCGCGTGATCAAGGCAATGTCTGGTTTATCAAAAAACCATCGCGCAACACATTGCACCCAACCATGAAGCCCATTGAGCTTGTCGAACGTGCTTTGAAAAACTCCAGCAAGTCCCATGACATCGTTCTGGATTCATTTGGTGGGTCGGGTTCGACGCTGATCGCTTGCGAAAAGCTGGGCCGTCAATGCCGTATGCTGGAGCTTGATCCAAAGTATGTCGATGTGATCGTTAAGCGTTGGGAAGAATTTACTGGCAAGGAAGCTGTTCACGCCGAGACGGGCGTTTTGTTCAGCAAAGCCTATGCGTAATTATTTGGACTGCTGTCCAGCTTTGTAAGCGGCTTCCAATGCGTCCTTCACGCACCAGACAGCGGTGTCTTTGAAATCGAGGCTGTCGCTGTTGCGGGTTTCGAGCGTATCGTAGTTCAGAAATTCTTTTGCGATGCGGTTTACAGCTGCATCCATTTTTTTATCGGGCTTGGACATTGTGGTCTCCTTTTGTTTTGCGTTCACGATCACATGAACCCGTACATTCAGATGTTAATCAACTGAATAAGGAGGCATTCCGAAGAACGCCTCCTTATTTGGTCGATTATGATTACTCCTTGCTGGAGCCTTCTTTTTCTTCCAGCTTATAGGCTGTCTTACCGCTGTCGGACCGCGTGAATTTGTCAATCGTGTAGATTTCGTTTTTGCTACGCACGGTCGATATAAAGCCACGCACCGAGTGGTTCTGCCACCCTGTGAGTTTTGTCAGTTCTTCAACGGTGGCGCCGTCTTTTTGCTTAAGGGCGGCGTAGATCGCCATTGTCTTGCTGCTGAGTTTCTCGGCCTTATTCGGGGCTGTGGGCTTGGCTGCTGGCTTTTTAGCTGTCTTTGGAGCTTTCGGCTTCACTGACGATTTGCTGGCTTTCTTGGCTTTGGTTTTTGGTTTGGCTTTAGTCATGGTCTTTCTCCTTGGTTAAAAATTAGGCTTTGTTATCCAGTGCGTGTTCGCCTTCCTTAAAGACGACATCGCAAAGGTATTTCAGTTTTTCTTCGATGTCGCCGATGTCGCCGACATTGCCCCAGTTGATTTCGTCGGGGTTGGTGTCGAAGTGGTCGGCAGCGGTGTCACTAAGGCGTTTCAACATCGCTTGGACGTTTGCTGACTTAGTGATGTAAGCGTCCACCGGATCTTGCTTTTGGCTTTTCTTGATCATCGTTTTCTCCTTTGTTTGCGTTGATCACACGTTCATGAACCCGTACTTCGCGGCTTCAATCCAGGTTTTGTTCGATCATTTCATTGCTCTTTTTGTTGAAACACGCGGATTACGGGATATTCGATGCATCAAAATGCCGACGATCTCTATGGCAAGGCTTTTGCCAAGGGGTTACGGCCAGATGCGCGCCTTACGGTCTCAGAATGGGCCAATAATCACCGCCGCCTGTCCGGCAAGGCAGCGTCCGAGCCAGGGCCGTGGCGGACAAGCCGAACGCCATATCTGAAAGAGATCATGGATTGCCTGTCGCCCATGTCAGGGGTTGAACGGGTCGTATTCATGAAAGGATCGCAGATCGGCGGAACCGAATGCGGCAATAACTGGATCGGTTTTGTGATCCATCATGCGCCTGGTCCGATGCTGGCGGTATTGCCGACCGTCGAAATGGCAAAAAGGAATTCAAAACAGCGGATCGACCCGCTGATAGAAGAAAGTCCGGCTTTGCGGGAAAAAGTTTTCCCTTCTCGGTCGCGGGACAGCGGGAACACAATTCTCGCAAAAGAGTTTCAGGGCGGTATCCTCGTGATGACCGGAGCCAACAGCGCGGTCGGCCTGCGCTCCATGCCCGTTAGATATTTGTTTCTTGATGAAATTGACGCTTATCCTGGTGACGTTGATGGCGAAGGTGATCCGGTCGCGCTTGCGGAAGCACGGACGCGAACTTTTGCGCGCCGGAAAATTCTTCTGGTGTCGACACCGACCATACGCGGCACATCACGGATCGAACGGGAATACCAGGCCAGCGATCAACGACGCTTTATGGTGCCTTGCCCGTCCTGTGGTGTGCATCAGTGGCTGAAATTCGAGCAGCTGAAATGGCCGGATAAGCAGCCGGAAGGCGTTTACTACGAATGTGAATATTGCGAAGCCCCTATCGAAGAACGTCACAAGACGTGGATGCTTGAGAACGGTTTTTGGGAAGCGCAGGCCGAGGGCGATGGCAGGACGGCGGGATTCCATATTTCCAGCCTTTATTCACCTGCGGGCTGGCGGACATGGGAAGAAATCGCTCGTTCCTGGCTGGACGCGCAAGGGTCGGATGCGGCCATCAAGTCTTTTAAGAACACTGAACTCGGAGAAACGTACGTGGAAACAGGCGAAGCCCCTGACTGGCAGCGTCTGTACGAACGGCGTGAAAGTTATCGCATCGGATCCATCCCGCAAGGGGGCTTGCTGCTGACAGCTGGCGCGGACGTGCAGAAAGATCGCATTGAAGTTTCGATCTGGGCATGGGGCCGTGAGAAGGAAAGCTGGCTGATCGAGCATCGTGTGCTTGATGGCGATACAGCCAGATCGGAAGTCTGGAAAAAGCTGGACGCTATGCTGGCGGAAAGCTGGCCACATGAAAGCGGTTACGATCTTCCGGTGCGGCGGGTTGCCATCGATAGCGGTTTCGCTACACAGGAAGTTTATGCGTGGGCGCGGCGGCGGTCACAAAGCCAGATCATGGTGATTAAAGGCGTTCAGCGCGGCGCAGCCTTGGTCGGCATGCCCACGGCAGTCGATATCACGGCTGATGGACGGAAAATTAAACGTGGTCTGCGCGTCCGGCCTGTCGTCGGCGGCATCGCAAAACTGGAGCTGTTCAATAACCTTCGTAAATCCCCGCCCACGCGGGAAAGCGGAGATCCTTATCCAGCCGGCTACGTCCATCTGCCGGAAGTCGATGAGGAATATCTGAAACAGCTTTGCTCTGAACAACTTATTACGGGCAGAAACCGTCGCGGATATCCAGTCAGAGACTGGCAGAAGATCCGCGACCGAAACGAAGCTCTTGATTGCTACGTCTATGCGCGGGCCGCCGCAGCCGTCGAAGGACTGGAGCGTTACGGCGAAAGGCATTGGCAAAGCATCGAACAACAACTCGGTATTGATCAACCTCCCCCACTGGCAGCAGCAACTGAGGCGGCGGAATCCGAACAGGGTTCCGCCGCACCTTTTTCAAGGCCAGCGGTTTCAACACGCGGACGAAAAGTTCGCAGCAAAGGCATCAAATTATGAGCGATGATCTGCAAACAAAACTGGATCGTGTCAGGGTTGCCATCGAGGCTGTCGAAACAGGTGGCCAAAGCGTGTCGTACGAAGGCCGCAACGTCACCAAAGGCGATTTAAAAACCCTGTACGAGCGAGAGGCTTATCTTGAACAGCGCGTTGCGCGTAAAAACCGTGGCGGCGGTATCCGCACACGCGGAGGCGCACCATTATGAGCCGCAAACGCATTGATCTGCCTGAGCCGAGCATCCTTGATAAAGCTATCGGCTGGGTCAGCCCTGAGACAGGCGTTCGCCGCCTGAAAGCCCGTGCAATGATGGCGCTGTATGGTGGTTACAGCGCCGCCAGAAAAGATCGTCGCCAGACAAAATACTGGCAAACGTCAGAAGGCAGCGCCAACGCCGTCACTCTGCCGGATCTGCCGACGCTTCGGGATCGCTCACGCGACCTGATCCGCAACGCGCCACTGGCAGCCGGGGCCGTTAATACGGTTGTGACCAATGTGGTCGGTACAGGATTGATGGTTCAAAGCCGGATTGACCGCGATGTTCTTAAAGGCGTTCTCGGCGAGACTGAAGATGAATTCGATGCTTTCGAACGGGCGGCAGAACGGGAATTTCGTCTGTGGGCCGAAAGCCAGAACTGCGATGCGTCCAGAACTCAGAATTTTATGGGGTTGCAGGATCTCGCGCTGCGTTCGACTTTGGAATCCGGCGACGTCTTTGTTCTTAAAACCTTTATTGAGCGTCCAGGCTGGCCGCTTGCCACGACTTTACAGTTGATCGAGGCCGACCGTATCTGCAATCCCGATGGAAAAACAGATACACCATATTTATCGGGCGGCGTCGAGATCGATACTTACGGCGCACCGATTGCCTATCATGTTTTGAAGGCACACCCTGGTGATGTAATTGATAAACGCAGCCGCGAAAGTCTGCGCGTTACAGCATATGGACGCGACAATACACGGCAGATGCTTCATTTATTTACGCGCCTGCGTCCTGGCCTTGTGCGCGGCGTTCCGTACATGGCTCCGGTAATTGAAAGTCTTAAGCAGCTGGATAAATACACGGAAGCCGAAATTATGGCGGCTGTGATCTCTGCAATGTTCACTGTCTTCGTCAAAAGCGAAGATCCTGACGGTATTTCGTCCATGAATGAGGTTCCAGCAGGCGTAACCAAGGGCCGTGATGACGATGAATTCCGTCTAGGTTCAGGGGCAATCCTTGATCTGATGCCCTATGAAAGTATTGAGATCGCGGATCCCAAACGTCCGAACCAAGCTTTTGACCCGTTCATGCAGGCTATCTTGCGGCAAGTCGGTGTAGCTCTGGAAATTCCTTTTGAAATTCTGATCAAACACTTCACGGCTTCATACAGCGCGGCGCAAGCGGCTCTGGTCGAGGCTTGGAAATTCTTTCGGGCGCGTCGTCAATGGCTGGCCTGCATGTTCTGCCAACCTGTCTATGAAGCTGTCATTACGGAGGCCGTTGCACGCGGGCGCTTAAAAGCTCCTGGCTTCTTCAGCGATCCATTGATACGCGCTGCCTATCTGGGAAGCGACTGGATTGGACCGCCGCGTGGTCAGATCGATCAGCTTAAAGAAACCAACGCTGCAAAAGAACGAGTAAACATGGGTATTTCAACCCTTGCCGAAGAAACAGCGGCACTCACGGGTGGTGATTGGGAAAAGAAACACAAGCAGCGTGCGAAAGAACGCCGCCGCCGTGTCGAAGACGGATTGGAAGGCATGGTCGAACAGCCAGCGCAGCCCGATCCTGCAACCGAAAAACTTCTCGAAGAAGAAACAGACTGATTTCAAGAAAAGGAGAACACTATGTGGGACATTCCTTCAGGGACTGGCCTTGCCATTCATATTGACGCTTTGCCTTTAGAAGCGCCACAAGCTGCGCTTCGTGCGTTGCCCCTGGCGTCTCAGAACGCTTTTCAGCAGCAGGGCAGCGTTGCCGTCATCGATATTTCCGGTGTTATCACGCCGTATTCAAACATTCTGTCGGCTCTTTTTGGCGGGACGGACGTCCAATCCATCAGCGATCAATTTGAAGAAGCCCTGAATGATGCGTCTGTCGATGGCATCGTTCTGCGGATTGACAGTCCTGGCGGCATCATCACAGGCGTCGAAGAGCTGGCGTCAACCATTGCTGCTGCACGAGGAACAAAGCCTATTATCGCTTATGCCTATGGCAATGCAGCCTCGGCGGCGTACTGGATTGCATCGGCTGCCGACAAGATCGTGGCAGGACCGACAACGTCTTTGGGATCAATCGGCGTTGCTATGGCCGTCGCCAAAGATCAGGACAGAGGCTGGGTACAATTTGTATCGAGTAATGCGCCTGGAAAAAGGCTCAATCCTGAAAGCAAAGAAGGCCAGGATTCGGTCCAGCGTCGCCTTGACGCGATGGAGTCCGAGTTTGTCGGCTCTATTGCCGCCCATCGCGGCATCAGCACAGAAAAAGTTTTAAGCGAATTCGGACGGGGGGATGTCCTCCCCGCCCGTGAAGCCGTGCGCGTAGGCATGGCGGATATGGTCGGCGGATTTCGGGATGCGCTGGCCCTTGTGTTCGATCCCGATATCCAACCCAAACCTCAAGGAGACACTATGGATAAGCAAGCCAATGCCGCAACGCCGACAGGCGATGCGGAAACCATCCGCCGTGATCAGGTCACAGCGGAATTTCTGATGCGGGAATTTCCGCAGATCGCGGGTGTTCTGATCCGCGAAGGTCGTGAGCAATCACAGGACACCATCAAAACGCAAGCTTATGAAGAAGGCATGCAGGCCGGAGCCAAGGTCGAGCGTGAACGCATCATGGCCTTGGAAGAAATGGCATTGTCCGGCCACGAAGATATGGTCGCAGAAGCCAAAAAGGACGGCAAAACCCAACCTGGCGAACTCGCCATGAAGATTGTCGCCGCCCAGAAACAGCGTGGCTTTGATTTTCTGCAAGAACGCAGGGAAGACGCCAACGCCAATAAAGGCATCGGTCCATCACAGGATCAGCAATCCATGTCGTCCGGCGCAGACGCCAGCGCACCCATCGAGGAACGCGCTGCGGCTGAATGGGCGAAGGATCAGAAAATTCGTGCCGAATTCGGCGACAAGGATACCTACATCGCATTCCGCAAAGCGGAAGACGAAGGTCGTGTCCGTCGCTTCGCTGCGAAGTAACCCCCCAACATCATCAAGGAGAATAATCGATGACTACTTTAGCAGTAGACAAGCCGAGGAATTATGAACTCGGCGATCATAACGATCTTCCCGTCATTACGGGCGACGTTATTTACGAAGGGGCCGCAGTTGGCCTCAACGGTTCCGGCTATGCCCGCCCGCTTGCGGCGGGTGACGTGTTCGGAGGTTTTGCCCTGCGTCAGTCTGACAATTCAGACGGTGGCAACGGTGAACTGAACGTCCGCGTTGTGTCGAGAGGGCAGATCGTCCTCAATGTCACGGGCCTGACCATCGATGATGTCGGCAAAGCCGTATATGCATCGGACGACGATACCTTCACGATGACCGCCAGCACCAACACGCAGATTGGCGCCGTCAAACGGTATATCTCGAACGGCGTCGGCGTTGTGGAATTCTGGACGGCCCGCGCACCTGCGACCGTGACGAATTCTGATATCGCCAACGACACGATTTCTCTGGAAAAACTCGATAGCGGCATTAAGCCGTCACACATCGTGGTTTTTTCTGGCGAAGTCACATGGTCTGGCAGCGGCACTACCCTGAACCACACGGTGACGGGCGCGCTCGATACGGACATTGTCGTGGCAACCATCGCATCGGCGCCAACGCAAGCTGCTTACCTGAAAAGCGCGGTAATCAGTTCGTCAAACACGCTGGCTCTGGCTTTGTCAGCTGCCAACACAGGCAACGACGCCGTCATTGCCTACACCGTACTGCGGGCCGCGTCCTAATCGGATCAGCCTTTTTTCTTTATCAACTTCACAACATTAAGGAGAACCACACATGGGTGCGTCAACGCTCTCAAGCCGTGCCATTATTGGCCGGTACTATCAGCGCCTCGAACAAAATCCTGGCCTGGACTGGATCAACGCTGTTTCCAACTACTTCACGTCTGATCAGGAATCCGAAACCTATAAATGGCTCGGTCAAATTCCTGCGATGCGTGAATGGGTCGGCGGACGGCAAGCCAAGGGCTTCCGTGAAAACGGCATCACCATCGAAAACAAGCATTTCGAGGCGACGCTGGAATTGCTGGTGCGTGAACTGAAACGCGACAAGACCGGACAGGTCATGGTGCGCGTGGATGAACTCGCGGACCGCACGAACGCTCACTGGGCGAAACTGATTTCCGAACTGGTGGCCAACGGGGAATCCCGTGTCTGCTATGATGGTCAGTATTTCTTTGATACCGACCATGCGGAAGGCGACAGCGGAAGCCAGAGCAACAACCTCACAATCGATATCAGCGGCCTGCCCACGGAAGTGCATGGCAGTAACACGCTGCCGTCGGTCGAGGAAATGCAACTGTCCATCCTGCAATGCGTTCAGGCGATGTTCGGGTTTAAAGACGATCAGGGCGAACCCCTGAACGAAAACGCTCGTGAGTTTCTGGTTATGGTTCCGGTCCCGATGTGGCATGTGGCAAAAGCCGCAACCGCTGCTCCGGTGATCACCCACGGCCAGACCAACATCATCCAGGTAATGGATGCAATCTCGCTCAAGGTTGCCCCGAACCCGCGTCTGCCGTGGAATTCCAAGTTCGCTGTGTTCCGCACGGACGGTTCAATCAAACCGTTCATCCGTCAGGAAGAAGAACCCGTCGCGCTGAAAGCCATCGCGGAAGGTTCTGAGCTGGAATTCAACGAAGACAAGCATCACTACGGCGTCGATACATGGCGCAATGTGGGCTTCGGCTTCTGGCAATACGGCTGCCTTGCGAACCTGACGTAAGGAGGCGCGCATGACAAGACGCTATGAAATCACCGGGGTCAAAGTTTCCTTTGGCCCCGGCACTGTCTTAGGGCTGACGGATAAGCAGGCGGGAGCGCGCCTGCACAGCCTTAAAAAAATCAGCGGCGACCGTTACACCGTGACGGGTATCGTTGAATTCAAGCGCGGCGAAACTGTCGCGCTTGCGTCCGATCTTCCGAAAGGACTGGCGGGCAGACTGGCTCTGATCGAGGATGAAAAATCCGAAGAAAAGAAAGCGAAGCCTGCCGAGTATTCCCTGCATCACAAAGGTGGAGGCCGCTATGACGTGGTCGATGCCGAAGGCAAGGTGGTTTCAAAGAAACTCCTTACCAAGGATGAGGCGAATGCCTTCCTTCGCAAACTGTCAGAGGAAGACGGGCAATGACGGGGTCGGGCGAGATCGCTGTCGAAAGCGTGTTTGCCGCTTTCGGCATCGACGCGGAATACGTTCCGCAGTCCGGCCCACCAGTGAATGTTCGCGTCGTGTCGAAGCATAAAGACGAAGTTGTCGGCTTTGACATGACGCGCATTCATACGACGACACGCATCTTTGAGCTGCGGCGATCTGAAAATGTTACGCCGCTGGATGGCGATACGCTGACCGTGAATGGTGACAGCTATCTCATTCAGGGCGAACCGCAGATCCTTGATGCCGACCGTCTTGTTTGGACATTGGACACAAGGCCAGCCTGATAGATGAAGATGATCGCCAAAATTGCAAAGTCCATCGCCAAGGATATGGAGAAGGAATTTGTGGCGATCACCGGAGCCATTCAGGCTGGGACCAAGGAAGCCGCCGAAGGTCTGAAAACAGATCTGAGACAGCAAGTCACCAGCGCGGGCATGGGAACGAAACTGGCGAATGCATGGCGATCCAAGGTTTACGATAACAAAGGGTACAATCCTGCTGGTCTGGTTTACACCCGTGCGCCAAAAATCATTGAGGCGTTCGACAAAGGCGTTCTGATCAAACCGAAAGCTGGAGGCGTGTGGCTGGCAATCCCCACTGTTGCGGCTCCCAAAAGGGGGACGGACGGCAAAAGACTCACGCCACTTAACTTTCCAGAAGCCAAGCTCGGCAAGCTGGAATTTGTTTACAGAGATAAAGGGCCGTCTTTTCTGGTCGTCCACAATGTCCGCGCTTCCTACAGCCGCAAGACGGGACAGCTGCGCGGCTTTCGTAAGGCCAGTGAAACGGCCTTGCGGACAGGCAAGGGTCTGTCTTCCGCCATCATGTTCATTCTGATCCGTCAGGTGAAGCTTGAAAAAAGACTCGACGTGACAACTGCCGCGAAGATCTGGGGAGAGAAGCTGCCGAATATGATCGACAAAGAACACACACGGAGATCGAAATCTGATGACGACTAGCCGCGCCGAAGACATTTTGGAAAAGCTGCGGGTTTTACTGGCGGCTGGCTGTGATGCGCGTGTCGAACGCAACTCAGTGCTGCCGGAAAAGATTCCAGCTTCCGGCCTGATCGTTATTTATGACGGCGATCCTGGCGACCCCGAACAGGTGCTGGGCGGCTTTAACAACGCCTATTACGAACATCAGATTGAAGTCGTCCTTTACATGGAGGAAGGAAACCCGGCGCAACGGGATCAGAAATTTGATGCGATGCTGGTGCAGATTGGTCAGGTACTGGAAGCCAATCCCAAACTCGACGGCCTGGTGGCGGGTTTAAGTTATGCAAGGCCGGAAATTGCCATCGAACCTGTCATAGGCGCACCAGCTATCAAGACGGGAACGCTGATTATCGTTGCTGAATACGATACGGACTCACCACTGGCTTAGATAAGCCGCCTACCAAATCCAACGCCCTCAGCCAGAGGGCGTTTTTTTTAACCCTAAAAATGGAGATCTGACATGGCAAGAGCTTACGGCTCAAGCGCAGGGCTTTTGCTCAAGCGCGAAACTACCTATGGGACAAGGGCAACGGGCAATTACGTCAAGATGCCCTTTACCAGCTGCAACCTTGGCAGCGAACAGGGTTTGATTGACGATCCAGTCCTCGGCTTGGGTCGTGATCCGGCTCAACCGCTTCTGGACGTTATCAATGATGATGGCGACATTACTGTTCCGGTTGATCCGCGTTATCTGGGCCTCTGGCTGACGGGTATTTTTGGAAACCCCGACACAGATCCAGCGGCTGCCGAGGGATACATTGATTTTTCTATCAATCCTTCTGTTGGAAATACCATCACCATCAACGGGGTGGAGTTTACCTTCGTCGCTGACGATCCTGAATCAGATGAAATCGAAATTCAGGGAACCGTTACCCAGACTGTGGATGCCATCGTCACAGCTTTGAATGGATCAAGCGATGACGATGTGAATGATGCCACCTACAGCCGTCCGTCATCAACGCAGCGGCTGAAAGTCGTGCATGACGCTGCTGGTGCGGCTGGCAACTCCTTCACGCTGGAAGCGTCCCACGCCACGGTCAGCGGCGCGACATTGACGGGCGGTGGTTATGCCCATGTTTTTAAATCCGGCGCATCCAGTTTACCCAGCTATTCCGTTGAGGTCGGTCTGCCACAAATTCCAGCCTACTTCATGCACACTGGCGTGGTGATGAACTCTATCTCGTTCGATTTTCAAAGATCGGGCGCGGCAGCGGCGACCATCAACGCCATCGCGCAAGGGGAAACCCGCTTCAACGGCAGTATGGGCGGAACCCCGACCGAATTGACGTTCGGACGGATCAGCCAATTTCAGGGCGCAATCAAAAGCGGTGGTTCACGGATTGCCAACCTGACGGCAGGCAGCATCGCTTATTCCAACAATATGGAGAAGATTGAAACCATCCGTAACGATGGTTTGATCGATGGTGCCGATCCCACGATTGCGGCTCTGACGGGAAGCATCGATGTCCGCTTTGCGGATACGACGCTGATCGATGCGGCTTCCAGTGGTGAACCTGTCGATCTGGAGTTCTCCTATGTCCTAGCGGCGGGCCTGTCTTTGAAAATTACCGCGCACGAGGTCTATCTGCCGAAACCGAAACTCGCGGTCACTGGTCCTGGCGGCGTTCAAGCATCGTTTGATTTCCGTGGTGCGCGGAACGTCGTAGCCGGACAGATGGTGACAGTCACTCTTCTCAACGAACTGGATGGGACACAATACACATGATCAGCTTGAAACAAGAAAAAGAACCTTACGATCTGGATCTGCCATACGGAATTTCCGTCACGGTCAGGCCGTTAACGACACCTGCCATGCTATCAGCGCAAGCCACAGCAAGGCGGCTGGCTGATAAAGAAACGCCGAAGGAATCGACATCCGATCTGCGCGATGGATTGTACCAGGCGTTTCTTATTTATGAATTAGCTATGCGTCACATAATCACGCTTAAAGGCGTGGAGATGGACGGAAAGGATGCGGCGGCAACGCCTGAAAATATCCGCGCTGTCATGGATTTATATCCGGTTGGCGAACGGTTTTATCAGGAATTTACTATGCGGCAGGTTCTCCTGAACGCCGCAAAAAACGCATCAAGGCTCTCTGCGGCTGGCACTTCCAGCGCGGCGGAGGGCCGGAATACTGCGAAGGATGCCGCAGCCTAGACCTTGATTGCGCGGAATGCCCTTACAAACAAAATCAGCTGATCCACGACGAAGAATTTGAAACGTGGGAGGTGCTGATGGCGATGCTGGGACAGCTGCGCTTTTCACCGTCTGGCCGTGTCATCGGTCTTGATGCGAATGCCGCCCTGACGACAGCACGAGCGCGTGGCTACAACGAAGCCGTTGTGTCTGTCCTGTTGCAGGAGGCAGAAGCCATTCTTGTTCATCATCTAAACGAAACGCCGGAAAATCATGTCTAAGGTCCAGCATACATACGCCGTCAAATTGATGGTGGAAGATGGTGGAAAGGTAAAAGCTGAACTGGCCGTCATTGGTCAGTCCGGCCAACAGTCGCTGACGCTGATTGAAAAAGGTGGCGAGAACGCTTCCAAAGGTCTCGGTAGCCTGACGGACAGGGCACAATTCCTTTCCAAAGGATTGAAGTCGCTGGCCGTGGTGGCCGCTGGTGCCGTTTCTGTCGGCGGTCTTGCTTTGATGACGAAGAAGGCTCTGGACGCAGCTGGAGCGTTGCACGACTCCGCGACCAATCTGGGCATTAACGTCGAAGCCCTGCAAGAGCTTCGCTTTGCTGCCGAGCAGTCCGGTGTCGCGCAGGAAAACTTTGATAAATCGCTTGAGAAATTCACCAAGAATATCGGTGAAGCGGCACAAGGATCCGGCGCTGCCAAGGATGCGTTCAACGTACTCGGCGTGTCGGTCCGCGATACGCAAGGGAATATTCGGGATACGGAAAGCGTATTCCGCGATGTTTCTGACGCGATGGCGAATATCGAAAATCCAACCGAGCGCGTCCGGCTGGCCTTTGAACTGTTCGGCAAACAGGGCGTGGCCCTGGTTGGTATGCTGTCCGAAGGTTCGGATGGCATCGATAAAATGCGTCAACGTGCGCGGGATCTGGGCATCGTTCTGGAAGCCGATGTCGTGCGCGATGCCGAGGCCGCAGGCGATGAGCTTGAGGTGCTTAGTAAAGTCGTATCGGTCAACCTGTCCCGTGCATTGCTGGGGCTGTCGCCGATCATTGCAGACGTTGCCAGCTGGCTTTCTGAATTCGCGGCTGGCATTGGCGTTGCCTATGAAAAGACGAAGCTGTTTCTTTCCGGCGACTTCGGCTTTGACAATTTAAGCCTGCGGTCGGTCAGACATGACCTTAAAGGGGTCAATGATGACATCGATAATTTGCAGAAGAAGATCGAGGCCCGCCGCGCTGCTGGTGGCTTGGAATTCTTTGTCGAAGGTGATGTGAAGCGTTATCAGACGCTGATCGATATTCTTGACGAGCGTCGGACGAAGCTTCTGGGGCAGCTGCAAAAGCTGCAAAGCGAACAGAGCGAGGCTCTCGGTACGCCGACCAACGCGCCGGACGTCGAAGCTGACATGGTCCGCCTGGAAGAACAGGCGAAAAATGTCGCCAGCCTCAAGGACTCTCTGGGGCAGCAGATATTCGAATTTACGCACCAGGGCGCAAGCCGCGTTGAGGCTGAATATGACCGGATGGTCGAGCAGATCAACGGTCTGAAAAACGAAGTTAACAGCGACGAGATCAATAAGCTGCTGGGT